TTGTTCAGATCCCATTAAACCAGCTTGTTGTTGGAATTGAGCTTGTTGTAAATTTCTTTGTGCTGCAATATCTTGACCAGCTAAACCAGCCTGTTGACCCAATCTAGCTTGTTCTAACGCTCTTTGTTGTTGGGCTTCAAAGCCTGTTAAACCAGCCTGCTGACCTAACCTTGCTTGTTCTAATGCACGCTGTTGTTCTTGCCCTGCGCCAAATATACCAAGTTGTTGTTGTCTTGCTAAGTCGGATAATGCAGCTTGTTGTGCTTGTTGGAAACCAGATTCTCTTAATCCAGCGGCAGTTCTAGCCATTTGTTCTATGAATGGTCTTTGTGATTCACTTTCTAATAAAGCAGATCTTGAACCACCAAACGCACCCGCACCGATTGCCCTAGATTGTGCTTGACCCCTAGAAATATCTGCTTGTCGTTGAATGTCAGCCATAGATTGCTCAATGACTTGTTGCGTGTAAGGTGATTGATATGCACCTATATCTGCACCCAATAAGCCTCTAAACTGTGGGGTTGAAACACCGCCAATCTGTGCCGCTTGAGGGCCTTGTATTTGTTGAATTGTCGCTCCGCCAAATGTGGGTGTTTGCTGAATAGTTGCTGCTTGTGGGCCTTGAACACCCCCAATTTGTGCGGCGGTTGGGCCTTGAATATTTTGTATTTGCGATCCTTGAAAACCCGTAACTGGTTGAATGGTTGGAGTTGGAGCTTGTGCTAATTCTTGCAATCCAGCCAACGGATCATACTGCATACCACTTTCAAATAAACCACGGGTAGCTTCAAACTGTCTAAGTTGATCTGGGTTAAATCCAGCAACTCTAGGACCTGTGTATGGCACAAATGGTGTACCAGCTAATGATTTACCAGCTTGAAATAACTCTTTTGCTTGTGCTTCTTGGTATGCTGGTAGACTGACTGATTGTGTTGTTTTGCCTTTGCTCATAATTCTTTACTAATTAAATTTTCTGATTTAAAACCTAAGTGGTTTAGTTTTCTTAACCATCCTTTTCTACCACCGCCATATAATCTTTTACAACCAGCGGCTTTTGCAAATGCCTCTAAGGATGGCAACATATCCTCTAACTCCTTGTAATTACCACCACAAAACAGCAAGTTCATTGCTGTGTTTTGGGGGAATACTACAAATTCAGTTATCATAGCCGACTTCTTAGCTGGCCATAAATGGAATATTCCATGTCTTATTTTATCCTCTATATCGTCTATTGTATAGGAATCTTGATGTTTGATAGCTTTTGCTATATATGGCTTACAGCGTTCCCATTGAACTTCCCATTCTTCGGGTTTTTTTTTAATAGGTATGACTTTATTAATCGCCTTTTCCATACTCAACGATACTCATGTGTATATCTAAATTACCAGCATGATTGCCTTGTACTTTAATAATTTCACCTTGATGAATAATAATAGGTCTTTCTAATAGCTCTGTAGTGCTGTTAGCACTAATAACTTTGCCACTAAATAAATTAAAAGTATCTGTATCATGCGTATTAGTTACATCTATTTGGGTTTGTTGACCTTGATGCTCACATACTAAAAATGATTGAATAATAGAAAAAGTAAAATCATCACCAGAAGGTGCTGTATAAACAGAGTAATCAGTATTAGCCAAAGCAATATTAATATGAACATTCTCCGCCCTTTGGATGTACTGTCTTTGTGCAGATAAATCCATTATCTTCTACCCCTTGGTCTAATGTTTAATCTAATTTTTCCTACTTGAAAGTCTTGTGTGGTACTGCCTGTGACTGTCATTTGTACTTGTCGTGCAGTAAACCTTGCATCGGTATAACCATCACTTTCAAAAGTAAAACTGCCAAAGTCGGTTTCTGCACCGAGCGGAGTAAATTTACCTTTGAAACTAAGGGTGACACCTGGAAGCGTGTTAGCCTCTTCGTCTGGAATGATTTGATTGCATTGGACATAATTGTCACCATTGCCTATTTCGATAGGCCCAGAGGTCGCATATGGAACAGCAGAGCCTAAGTTAGGTGAGTTACCTAATACAGTTGATTCGTGCTGATACACAAACCCAGCGTTATCTGCTGAAGTTGGATAATCAAAGACACCTTGGTCAACCCAACACCCTCTATCTAATTCACCAATAGACCAAACATTTTCACCATAGTTCCAAATCACATATTTGTTTGGTGCGTATTGTGATTCACCACTTGGGAATCCCCACCACAATTCATTAAAGTTAGAGTTGTGTCCGCCCCAACAAGCCTTTCTACCTGGTACATTGAGTTGATCGTAAACATAATCATGCACTTCGCATGGTATTTCTCTAACAGCACCATCGTAAACAAAGAAAGAGTTTTCACCCATCCACGCTAGGAAATTACCAGTAGAAACAATAGATCTTCTGCTGACTGCTTTACAGTTAGTTCCAGCATCAGCAATACCATAAACAAATGGTGATCCTGCATAGAACATTCTGCTGATACCTGTATCACTAAAGATAATAATGTCATTACCAAATGATGCTGCCATGATAGCTCTACCACCTGTAGGGATTTGTAAATCACCTGCGGTGTTAGTAGCTTTAGATGTCCAGTTGGTATTATCTTCTCTGTTTGACCATTGAATCCTTCTTGGATCTCCGCCTGAACCTATGGCAACCAAATGTCTTTCGTTGGTTACAATAATCGCTTGACATCCTGTGGGTGCGTTAGATACGACTGTGGCTATGGTATCGGGTGATCCACCTGCTGAATCTGGTCGCCATTGATAAATCTTACCATCGCCAGAAAAACAGAAGTTTAAATGTTCACCCCAGTTGTCAAAAGAAAAATGACCTGTATCTAAAGGTAAACCTGATTGTGAACGAGCATCACCATAATCTTCAACATTGTAATGGTATGCACCAAAACCAAGAGGGTCATTACTTGCATCATTAACAAAGCCTACTGGTGTGATATCAGTCCAAGTGTTGTCGTATAAAACATAAACCTTTTCTCTTGTACCAACTGCTAATATTGGTTGGCCCAAATTGTCGTTGTAGGCGTACATCCCAATGGGTGCGCCATCTAGTGCTGTAGCTCTAAGTTTTGTCCAGCCACCTATAGGTTTAAGGTAGCCATTTTCAAAGCGAACTAAATTCCCGTCAACCCAACGACCTTTGTTGGCATAATCAGTTCCGTTCTTGACTATGCCTGCGGGTGGAGTAATTGGGAATAATGCCATTCACTTATCTTTTAATATTAAAGTTTAAAGCCAGTAAATGTATTAAATTACCAACTTTAGAAATAAACAAATTATCTTTTGTTGATGGTGTAAAGTTAGCAACAATACTTGCTAGGCAAACTATAAATGTTGTTGTGTTAATAATGTCTACAATGTATTCCATATTACGCTATTGTGTTTACATCCCATTCATATGATATTGCCATGTTATTCTCCCCCAACTGGTGTGTTAGCATCTATATAATTTTTATACGCTGTTTTAACTTCATCAGTCCATACAGCGTTACAAATGCCTTGTACTTGTGAAGACTCACCTGAAATATCGGTATCTTCCCATGTTTCATTTTTAATGCAGGGAACTAATCTTTTTCTTTCATAAGAACGAGTTAGCTCAACTCCATCTTCTTTTACGACAGTGGCAATTCTGACTTGTACAGCTTTATGCTCACCAACCACTTCAATTTTATCTTCTATTATTTCTTTAGTTAAACTCATTTTATTTTACTCCTTACCTAGCATCCACTAGATATAATTTTTAAGTTGTTCTGTATGTTACCTGACCCCAAATATCAGCAGCTCCTGAAGAAATAAGGTCTGTAACTTGTATAATACCATTTCCACCAGCATCTAATGTTTCCCAAAATAAACACCTGGTCGACCCTGCATCCATTCCAACAGCAATATTTACTGTAGAATTGGCTATATTAAAATATTCAAGGTTACAAGAACCCCAGTAATAATCCATATTAGTTCCTGCTACAACATTGGCTGCTGAAAATGGAAAATTATTAATTATTAGATTTCCGCTTCCTGCTGACACTTCTGTTATATCTACAATGTAAAATGTGCAAGTTACTTGGTTTCCTATCTTTGTATAAACACCTGCATTTTCGCCATAAGTGTAAGTTCCTGCTGATGATCCACCTGCTATTGTAGGTCGCCAAGTACCTTCTTCATAATCGTCAAGATGGTTTGCTGAACCTGTACCGCCTAAGTAGACACCGTCTGAAAGGTAGAGGTCTTTGAATCTTGTAGTGGTGTTTCCTAAATCAGCAACACCATCTGTATTTTCCCCTGTATTATCAGTAGGTTGAATTCTAGCGTTACCAAATCGTAGACCCGCATGACTTGCTGTAGTTGAATATATAATAAGGTCACTAGAGGCATTATCAGATGCCGCAATGCTTCCTACAGAAGTGCCACTTTTTGCAATCCTTACAATTTCACCTACAGCAGAGGCATCAACTTCTAGTTTAGCTGAAGGACTAGTCGTTCCAATACCCACGTTGCCTGCTGAGTTTATGCGGAGGCGTTCTGAGCCAGCTGTAGACATATACATAGCATCAGAAGAATGCTCATATCCAACTATTCCTCTTGCTCTTGCACTTGCATCAGAGAATAAAATCAATCCTTGATTAGAGTCTGGACATCTAATA